CGACCGTCACGGGCACCATCTGGTTCTGGAACGAGGCCGGTGCGCTCGTCGCGTCGCAGTCGTTCGCGCTTCCGCGCTGGGGCCTGCTGGTGTTGAACACGGCGACCCTGCCGGGCCTCGCGGGCCAGCGCGGCGCGATCACGATCTCGCACCTCGGCGGCTACGGACAGCTCGCAGGCAAGGGGGTCGCGGTCGAGCCGGCGACCGGCTTCACGTTCGACACTCCGCTCGTGCACCGCCCGCGTTGAGCGCCGGGCGTGTGGAGGCGTCGTTGGGAAGGGCGCCGAGCGCGAACGGCTGGAAGTTGGTGCGCCCCGCAAGATTCGAACTTGCGACCTACAGATTCGTAGTCTGCGCGCGAGATTCCAATAAAAGGACTTAGCAGATCGGGGGCACTCAGGGGACACGGATGGAGGTCGCATGTCCCCGCGCTATCGACTCGCCGTACTCTTCCTGCTTGCCGCCCTGCCTTCAGTGCGGGCCATCGCAGACACAGCCACCGAACCCAACGAGCCGTCTGTCATCCGGGGGTCTTCCGTCGCAGATGCGCCGTCGCTCAGGCGCTGCGAACCTGCGCCGCCGGCGTCGCTGACCACGCCGAACCTGGTCGGCAGCTACTGGCTCGGCGCCGCCGGCGTCGAGCTCGACGGCGTGCCCTACGTCGATCTCCGCATGAGCGCAGGCGCGACGCTGCAGACGACGGCCAACGGCTTCAGCGCCCTGGCCACCATCGTCGACCACAAATACTCCCGCATCACGCTGACGCAGGCCGACAGCCTGGCCGACGCACTGCACGCGTGGGTGGCGTCTCCTCATAGCCTCACGCTGTTCAGCGTGTCCGGTGACATGGGCGTCGCCTTCACGGGCAACGCCTGGAGCGTGTCGCTTACGCCAGTGGTGGTCGTGCAGGCCGCGGCGTGGATCGATACGAGCAACGGACACGAGCACGGCGGGACGTACGTGGTCCTCGATCCGACGCAGGCCGCGGCTCTGGCGGACGGCCTCGACGCCTGGGTCGCGTCACCGAGCGTTTCGCTGTTCTACTCGCAGGTGGTGATGTAGCAGGGTGCCGGGAAACAGCGTGCTCGCGCCGGGACGGCCTCCGGCGCGGGCGCGGCCACAAGATCAAAGCGAAGGGCCGTCCAGCTCCCCCACCGTCAGTAGCACAGCCTTGCACGTCTTGCAGCACAGGTCCGGCTCGAGCCAGACCGTCGCGCGGTTGCGGCCGCAGGCCCAGCAGTAGACGCCCTGGCCCGCGGGCAGTGCGATCGCGGGATCCCCGACGTCGGTCGCGGCCGCGCCCGGGCAGGCCGCCTGGTGGCGGCCGAGGGCCTCCTCGCTGGAGAGCAGCTTCCTGCAGCTGGTGCAGCGGTTCGCTTCCACGGCCCGAGCATAGCGCGCGGCGGCCGCGATCGCCGTACCGAAGACGGTCTGCCCGGTGCGGTGGTGGCACTCGTCCCCGTTCCCGTGGACGGTCACAAGACCGTAGGGCTGCCCGTCCACCTGGCGGGCGGCCACGATGTCGACGTCGCGGCCGAGGCAGACGGGGCACGGCAGCTTGGGACCCAGGCGCACGGGCGCCAGCATCCACGGCGCGCGGCCGCCAGGGGTCCGATGCGACCCTACGCACGAGCGTAGGGGGTGCGGCAGCGGTTGCACGTCGCGTCCCATTCGTCCGAGGCCACACGGACCTTGCGGCCGGGCGTGCCGTCCGGGCAGCCGCACACCCACAGGCGCAGCCGCGAGCCGGAGCCAGCGCCGCGCGACTTTCCGCCGCGGGTGCCGACGCCCATCGGGCACGGCCGCGGCTTCGCGGGCACGCGCGCCGCGCCCGTCCGGAACTGCGGCGTCCCGTCCGTCGGGTGCGGCAGCGCCTCGATCGCGGCCCACACGCACGCGTCGAAGTCCGCGGGCGCGTAGTTCTGGCCACCGGCCAGGGCGTCCTTCAGGCCGAGCACGGCCGCGGCCGCCTTCCAGTCCGACCCGTGCCCCGAGCCGAAGCCGGCGAGCGAGTGCGCGAGTTCGTGGATGGTGGTGCCGGCGAGCTGCACATACGACTCCTCGCCGATCGCGGTGATCTCCAGGAAGTCCTGGGTCTCACCGTTCTGCCAGGCGCCGTAGTACGTCAGGCCGCGGACGCCCAGGGGGCCGGAGCCGTAGACGAGCTTCGCGGCGAGCAGGCGATCGCGCAGGACCTTGTCCACAACGCGCGGGGCCACGACCTGGCGGACCGCGTGGACGAACTCCTCGTGCGTCATCAGGGCCGCCTTCGGCTCCCCGTCCGCCACGAACTGACTGACCCGGCCCGCCGCTGCGTTGTTCATATATATCTATACGGCCCTATCCCTCCGAGGGTTCCGAGTAAATGTTTAGATATATGGGAACAGGCCGTCATCCACCGGCGTATAGACATATGTGAGCAACGGAGGGAAGATGGAGCGGACGGCAGCGCAGGGCACCTGGGGGACGGTGGAGTGGGCGTTCGACCTGCGGCTGCGCCTGCCGGCCCGGGACTTCTTCCTGGCCCTGGAGCCGGCCGACCAGCGCAAGGTCGCGGCCCTCTTCCAGTGGCTCGCGACGGAGGGACGGGTGCCGAACCGCGAGAAGTTCAAGGGCCTGGGCACGAAGGGCGCAGGGCTCTGGGAGTTCAAGTCACAACAGATCCGGTTCCTCGGCGACTTCCGCCCTGGCGGGCGGTTCGTGGTGGCGCTCGGGCTCCGTAAGAAGCAGGACGACCTGCGCCCCGCCGACGTCGAAGTGGCAGCGCGGATCATGGTGGAGAACGACGCCGTGGAGAGGAAGGGAACGCGATGACGCGGGCGAAGACGGACTATGAGCGGATCGAGGCCGACGACAAGCAGCGGCCGGCCCTGCGCGCGGAGGAGCTGCAGCTGGCCGCGACGTGCGCGCTGTCGGAGGAGCTCGAGCGCCAGGGCCTCACGAAGGCCGCCCTCGCTGAGCGGATGGGACGTACGCGGGGCGACATCACGCAGATCCTCAGCGGCAACCGCAACCTCACCTTGCGGACGCTGGCCGAGGTGGCGGAAGCCCTCGGCTGCCAGGTGGAGCTCGCGCTGGTGCCGCAGCGGCGAAAGGCGGCGCACCCGGGGCGAGCGAAGAAGGTCAGCTGACCTCGTCGATGGGCCGCGGCTACTCGTACCAGTTGGGTGGCGCCGGCAGCTCCTCGATTCGCAGGACCGTGTTGTAGTGCGGCAGCAGTCCCTTGCCCAGCTCGAGATCCTCCGCGAGGACACCGAAGACGACGTTCTCGCGGTCGACCGTCGGCGTGTCCGTGGGGTCCTGGTTGTCCTTCGGCCAGGCGAACACGACCGGGAACACGCCGCCGCCGCTCCGCCGGTAGATGTCGTCGCGCATCTGCTCGAAGCTGGCCACCTCGGGCGTGTGGAGGAAGTCGAGCTCGAGCACGCGATGCGGCCGCGAGGTCTCGCGGAAGCGATAGCGACCGCTCCTCCCCTGCCGTGACTGCGGCTGCGACCACGTCACCTTGAGGCCGTTCGTCGCACGCAGCAGTGCGCGAGACTGGCTGAGCACCAGCTCGCCGATCGACGGCTTCTCCCTGTAGGTGAGGCCCTGGGCCTGCAGGTCGAGGGGGATCAGGTTGATCGCCGTCCAGCGCGCCAGCTGCATGGGCAGCAGCTCGTAGAAGTCGGCGCCCGCCGCCGGCGACAGACGCAGCGTGTAGGCGGCGTTGTCCGGCGACGTGAAGATCTGCAGCGACGTGGCCACAGGCAGGTTCGTGCGGTGCATCGAGAACCAGTCCCACGCCGGAAAGATCTCGAAGTCGTCGAAGTAGACCGGACCGTTGCCACCGAAGACCGCCGGGAGGTTGAAGCTCACCCGTATCGTGGTCAAGTCCTTCTTCGTGACGCTGTAGGGCTCCAGCAGTATGGGAGGTTGGCCGGTGCCGGTCGGCGGCAGCCACTCCTGCAGGTAGCTGCCGAACGAGCTGAACAAGAAGCCGGGTCCCGCCGGCGACCAGTTGTCGGGGAGACCGTTGAGTTGGTTGCCGGTGTCGAGGTTCTGAATCCTCGCGACCGCGCCGGTTCCCGAAGCTGACCGCGACCAGACGCGCGCGCCGAACGCCCACCCGCTCGGCAATTGGAAATCGGCGTACGCTACCGCCGCGTCGCCAGCGCTGGACTTCTGCAGCTTCAAGGCCCCGCCGCCGCTGTGAACGATCGATGTCTCCTTCGTCGCGGTGGCCGAACCTGTCGTGACGAGGGTCCACCCAGGAGGATTCGGCGCCCAGGTCCCTTCGAAGCCGCCGTTGCTGTTCTGCGCCAGGTTCCCGTCGATCTTGATCTGGTGTCCGGGGCCTGGGGTACTGGCCACGTACGGCACTCCCGGGTCGCCATCCGCCAGGTTCGCTGGCGGATAGAGCGGGTCGGAGCCCACGACGGTGACCGCCCCGGCCATGGACACCAGATTGAAGCGCTCGCCGACCAGCAGATACAGGGCCACGGGAACTCTCCCTCAACTCAGAAGACGCACGATCTCCTCGCGCGTGTAAACGAATGACGTTGTGCGCTCGCGCGCGAGGAAGCCGTTCCAGTGCTCGGCCGAGCTGATGAGGGATCCACGCGCGAGGTTGGTGCCGCCGACGCGGCCGGGCTGTTGCGACACCGCCTTCGCCTCGACCCCGTCGACCACGAGCTTGATCGTCCAGTCCGCGTCCCCGTTGTCCCCGTCGGTCCCCTGCCAGGTCACGCCCACGCTGACGTCGGCGCCGGCGCTCAGCGCCCGCACCAGCTCGACCGTGTAGTTCACGCCGGCGGCGCGCCGGACGAATACGAACTTGCCCGGGCTCGCGCTTGCGTCGTAGTGCAGCTGGTACCCGTTGTTGGCGTCGTAGCTCACGTGGACCAGAACGAACCGCGTGGCTCCCACGACGTCGGCGGAGTTCCAGTTGGGCGTGGCGCGTACCAGGTACGTGCCCTTCACGTTCGGCCAGACGTCCGCGCTCTGCAGCAGAAGGGACGCTGACCGCGTGACGGGAGCGCCCTCGGTAGCGATGCGACTCGAGGCCCAGCCCTTGCCGGCGATCGCCGGCTCGAGCTGGACACAGAAGACTCGGCAGTCGTCGTTTCCGGCGGTCTGGATGCGGATCACGTACGTCGTGGCGCCGGCGGTCTGGTCGATCGGACCGATGTTGCTGCGGATCCACGTTTGCGACTGCGGCAGGTTGATCAGGGTCGCGCCGGCTACCCAACCGAGGGCCGGGTCCCAGAACATGGCGTCCGACGCGCGCCGGATGCGCACCTGGGTGATGTCACCGAGGTTCACCTCGCGATGGTCGATCGAGAGCCATTGCCAGGTTGCGGTAGCGGGGACACTCGCCTGCTCGATCCGCTCGTTAAAGCCGAGGAGGCGCACGTGCTTCGTCGTGACCTCGGGCGAGAAGATCGTCTCGGACGTGTCGATGGTGGCGCCGGCGGTCGGCGTCCACGCGCCGAAACCGTTGCGGAAGACCGAGTCGAGCACCTTCTGCTGCACGGCACCCTCGGCCGCGCGCCCTCGGATGCCGATAGCCTCGACGTCGACGGGCACCGCGGTGATGCGGCGGTCGACGGGGCTGGGCACCAGGCAGAGGGACGAGCGCGCGAAGGTGCGCGTGATCGCGGTCCCCGCATCCAGCATGAGCACGCCGTCGACGAGCGCTGAGGGGTTCTCGCTGGACACGCCTCCGTCAGCCATGTGCACCAGCTGATGGCGCAGGTCCTCGGCCTCGATCGTGAGGAACGTGTCGGCCGACGGCGACAGGTCCTCCTCGTAGGCGACCACCCGCGCGAGACGCCGCTGGATCGGAGTACGGCCCCAGCCCGTCCCCGCCGGCGTCGGCCCGCGACGGTCAGCGAAGTTCATGTCGGTAACCAGGTCGACGCCCAGCAGCTCGGGCGCGACCGGCACGACGATGCGGTTGCGCGTCGCGCGGTGCCGCAGCACACGGCTCGAGAGGATCTTCCGTACCTGGGGCAGCTTCGCGGGTACGGGCTCCGTGACCAGCACGATCCACAGGCGCATGAAGTCCGGGAGCGTGCCCGGCGCGCCGGTCGCGCACTTGTGACCGGCCTCGAGCGCGGCGATCTCGGGGACCGTCCAGGCGCCGCCGCCCGGCCGGAGGCCGGTCACGTCGAAGGACGTCTCTCGAATCGTCGCGGCGCCGGGGTTGTTGTCCTGGTTCGTACCGGGGTGCTGCACGTCGACGCCGCCACTGCGAATCCGCAGGAAGGCAGTGTTGAAGCTGTTCGCCTGCAGGCGCAGGCGAAGCCAGACGATGACGCTCGCCACGACGGCGCCGGCGGCCGCGGTCGGGTCGGTCATCAGGTACGTGTCTGGGTTGCCGGCAAGGTCCTGGGTGTTGAAGGTGGCGTCCGAGTTGTCGGCCAACGCGCCCGCCTTGCTGGCGGCACCACCGAAGGGCCCGGTGTGGTTGTTGTAGAAGCCCTGCCCGTTCGGGACCAGCGTCTCGATCAGCGGCATCAGACGATCCGGCCGGCGAAGTCGGCGACCAGCTCCTCGGCCGCGGCAGTGGGCTCCGCCGGGTCGACCACCTTCAGGCCCGCCATGCGCTCGCCGTCGGGGCCGAGCAGGTGCCGGCACGCGACCGCGCGCACGATGCCGCTGGTGTCGCGCTTCAGCGCCATGTCGCCGAGCGCCTGGATGCCCTCGATCGACGTCGGGGACGTGGGCTCGAGCGTCGCCGGCGGTACCCAGCTCCAGGGCTGGACGGCGAGCGTGCCCTGCCGCGTCCAGAATGCGACCCAGTGGTGTTGCTTCAGCCAGGCAGCCAGGACCTGGCGCATCGTTTGCGCGCGCTCGACGCCGCCCAGGAGCGTCGCGTACTCGTAGCCATGCGCGGTGACGAACGCTTCGAGCGCCGCGAAGGCGGTGCCATCGGTGCGCGTGGGCGTGACCTGCACGCCGGTCTCGCCGTTCCAGCGGTCGAACGACTCCAGCATGTGGCGCAGTTGATTCGCCGGGCTCGTGTTCGTGCCGTACGAGCCGAGCGGTAGCCCGTCGCTGTCCACGGTGATGACCTTGTCCACCTGGTCGGCGGTGAAGTCGATCAAGGTGAAGTAGCGGCCGCCGCGGTTCTCGACGACGCGCGTCCATCCGGTCGTCTGCTTGACGCCGTCGGCGTAGACCGACGGCACCGCCACGTCGCCCAGGCTGTGCATGTACCGGTACGGCGGGCCCGCCGTGTGGACGTACAGGCAACGCCGCAATCCGTGCGAGCCGAGGCCGGCGCTGTCGGTCTTGCCGTACGCGATCGGCACGTAGCGGCCGATGACTGCGTCGCCGGCGCCGGCGGAGGCCTTCGGCTTCGACGCGGCCGCTGGCCACTCGGCAGCGCCCAACTGCGGCGGCGGCGCCGGCTGGTTGAGCCAGCGGTCGTCGACGCGCGCGTTCACTCGGTACCGGCCGGGCCTCACGCGCTCGTAGTCCGTGAGCACTCCCTTGAAGCGGGTCGACCAGTCGGCGACGGGGACGCCCACAGCCGCGCGCTCGATCAGCACCGGAGAGAACTCGACGTCCGCGAGCTCGGTCGCGCGGCCGAACGGACCCACCGGCACCGCGGCGGTGCCCGTGTCGTCGAGCTCGAACGTGACGGTCGGCACCGGAATGGCGCCGTCCCGGTTCGAGATCTCGTAGCGCACCTTCCCGATCGACAGCACTCGGTCGCGGAACAGGCCCAGCGTCTTCGAAGGCACGTCCTCCGTGGCCACGCGCATAGTGCCGCCGGCGGACGCCGGCAGGCTGAGGGTGATCAGCGTCTGCACCTCGCCCGGGCGCTGCAACGCCGCAGTGAGGGTGGAGGCGAGGGGCATCTACCGCGACCTCCCGGCGCCGGCGTCAGCGAGAGCTGCCATGAGCTCCGAGTTCTGGCCACGCACGCCGCGCACCACCGCCGCCAGGATGGCGCCGGCCCAGGCCTCCGGGTCCGTCACACCTTCCGGCACCGTCGCGTGGATATCCCCGAACTGGACCGCGGTGCCCCCACCGCCCAGGCCGCCGGCGGCGCGCAGGTCCTCGAGTAGGCGCGCAGCGATCGGCGCAGCACCTCCCTCCTGCAGCGGGATGACGCCCTCCATGCCGTGGCCGACGAACGGCGCACCGGAGAGCGGAGCCATCAGCACGCCGCCGCCAGCCAGGGGCGGGGCCTCGATGCCGTAGGTGTTCTCGCGATCGTGAGGGATCCCCACGCCGGTGCCCGGCACGTGGACGCTGCCAGCGGAGTCGCCGATGCGGTCGAAGGTGTCCGCGACGTCGCCGCCGATGCCGAGGATCCGCTCGAGCGCCGTGGCCACGCGGTCCATGCTGTCGGCCGCGCGAGTCATGGGGTCCGGACTGAAGCTGATGCCGTTCTGCTCAGCCAGGTCCTTCAGCCGCTGCAGGTCCTCGCTGAGCGGGACCCCGAACTGCTCGGCCGCGCGGAGGGCGCTCTGGATGCTGGGGGCCACCTCGAGCAGCGCGCTCTTCGTGTCCATGCCGCCCTCGGTCATGTGGTTGAAGAGGTCGGCGATCGTCTCCTGGGCGGCACGGAACTGGTCGACGTCGAGATAGTCGACGTCCGCGAGGCCGCTCATGATCTGGTTCACGGCGGCGACGGTGTCCATCGCGCCGGCGAGGACCTCGTTCTGGGAGTAGTTGTAGGCCTGCTCGAAAGGCGCCAGCAGCGCCAGGCCGGCCTCGTCGCCGATCTCCGTCAGCTTGTCGCGGAGCGTCTCGTATTCGTCCCCGAGCTCCTTGACGGCGCCGCTGCGGCCGCGCTCCTTGGCCACCGCGTTGAAGGCGGCCATGAAGAGCGTGGCGCTGTTCGCGCCCATCCGACCGAACTCGCCGTCGAGCTTCGAGAGCCCTCCCACGAACTGCGTGACGTTCTCGACCACCGTCGAGAGGCGGCTCTCCACGAACGCCTTCATCTCGGGCGTGAGCTGCCCGAGCTCGCGCGCGCGGCGCAGGATGCCGCGCAGCGCGGCGTCGCCGACGGAGCCGGCGGCCTCGGCCGACTGAACGATCATGTCGAAGGCGCTGCCCAGCTCCTCGAGGCCGGCCTTCGCCGGGACCGCACCCAGGGCGATCCCGTTCATCAGGTCCTGCATGTCGTCCGCGAACTCGCGCGGATCCTTGTCGCTCTCGCCCATGATCGACGAGAGGTTCAGCAGCTCGGCCATGTGACGGCCGACGCCGAGGCTCTTCTCCGTCTCCTCGATCTGCTTGGACAGGCCCTCGCTGATCGCGACCCCGAAGCGACGGCCGACGTCCTTCCCGATCCGTTCGAACTCGGGCTTGTCGAAGATGCCCTTCAGCTGGGCCGCGACCTGGAAGCCGCCCTGGATCATGCCGACCAGGTCGCCGCTCGCGATCGCGGTGCCCAGCGACGCGCCCGCCTCGGCGAGGCCCAGGCCCTTGCCGATGATGGAATCCATGTCGACGCCCAGAGCCTGCAAGCCGCTGCTGAGCGCGCCCAGGATCCCGCTGGCGGTGCTGAGGAGGTCGACCAGCTCCTCGCGTGCGACCTTCGCCGAGTAGGCGGCCGCCTCGGCCGGAAGCACCATCATGCCTTCCGTTGCGGTGGCGAGGTCCTCCAAGAGCTGTAGCGTTTGCTGCCCCGTGGGAGCGAGCTTCTTGACACGCTTGTCGATGTCGTCCTGCAGGCCGCCGATGGCGTTGCGACCTCTCTGCTCGAAGTCGGCGTAGAACTTGTCCCAGTCCTTTCGGGCCTCCTCGGCAGCCTTCTGCCAGGCGGCGCGCACCTTCTCCGCATCCTTCGCCGCCTCCGCGGCCGCGGCCTTCCGCTTCGCCAGCTCCGCGGCGGAGATGTAGGGCTGGTCCGTGCTCGAGGAGTGCCCGCTCTGCACGCCCCCGAAGTCGGGCATGTCCGACGCGGGGCCCTTGCTTGCGGCGCCGATCTTCGCCAGGGAGTCCACGGCACCGAGTGCGCCGCCGGTCGCGAGGTTGAGGATGGCGCCCAGCGCGCCCCCGGGCTTCAGCGCGATGAGGGCGGACAGCTTCGCCTCGAGGCCGCTCAGGGCGTTGATGAGCGTGACGACGCCGCGCGCCGCGTTCACCCCGGTGGCGACCACGCCGGCGAGCTCTTGCTTGTGGTCGACCAGGAACTTCGTCGCCCTGCCGAGGGTCTCGCGCAGGTCCTCGAAGACGGCCTTCACCTCGGGGCTCTGGGCGATCGCCTGGCCGGCCTGGCTGGTGGCCGCGTCCCACTGCTCGCCGAGCTTGCGCACCTCGGTGCCAAGCGCGTCGGCCGCCTCCGCGGTGTCCGTGGTCATGATGATGCCGGCGTCCCGCGCAGCCTGGAAGGCGGCGGGCATGTCGGTCATGAGCAGCGGCAGCAGCTGGTCGCCCAGGCCCTTGCCGAAGACGTCGCGCGCGGCGTTCGTCCGCTCGAGGTCGGTGCTGAGGCCGGCGATCGCCTCGCCCACCTCGACGAAGGCCTGCTGCGGCCGCTTGGCCCGGAGCGCGTCGACGTCCATGCCCAGCCGACCGAAGACGCTGTCGCCCTCGAACAGCTTGTCCTTCATGTTCTGGATGCCGGCCGTCACGGTCGTGAGCTCCGTGTCGGTGTCGGCCGCGGCCGCGCGCAGTTCCTGCAGCTCCTCGACCGACACGCCGGTGCCCGCGGCCAGGTTGACCAAGGCGCTCGCGTGGTCGAGGACTGCGGTCGTCGAGTCGATCAGGAACTTCGTGGTACCGACGACGGCACCGCCCATCACGGTGGCGGCGGTGCCTACGGCCACCGCTGCGATGCCCACCGGCCCCAGGGCGGCGCCGGCGGCCGTCGCCTGAGTGCCGAGGGCTGCGAGGTCCGACGTCGCGCCCTGCAGGCCGGGGATGTTGCCGAGGCCGCCGAGCGTTCCCATGATCCGGGCGGCGGCGCCAGGCCCGGCCACCTCGGGGATCATCGCGCCGATCGACGGCATCTTCCCGCCCGAGGCATGGAGGCTCTCGAAGAGGGACGGCAGCTTGCCGCCGGCGTTCACCAGCGAGTCGATCTCCTTGCGGAGGCCCTCGAGCTGGCCCTTCGCGACGCCGCCCATGCCGCCCAGCTTCTGGACGGCCTGCTCCATGATACCCAGCCGCCGCGTGGCGTCCGCCCCGCTCAGCCGATCCGCCAGGCGCATCTGTTCGCCCATCACCTGGCTGAAGACGCTGCGCGCCTCCTTGGTGATGCCGATGATCGCCTTGACGTCCTGCTCGTACTGGACGCGGTTCGTCTCGTAGTCGATCTTGACGGCGCCGACGGTATCGCCACTCACGCGGGCACCTCATTCACAGGAGGAGCAGCAAGGGCGCCGAGCGCGGCCGCCCAGAGGTCGAGGTTCCGAGCGACCTCCTCGTGCGTCTGAGGACGCCGCGGCTTCGAGCTCGCGTACACGTACTCCTCGAAGCCTGGACGGTCGGTCGTCCACACGAGGCCGGACACGATCCAGGCGTGGTAGCGCGCCATGCGGTAGGCCTCGTCACGACGCGAACGCCGGAGGAGCAGGAACTCCCCCGGCGTCAGGTCCCAGAACTCGTCAGGCAGCAGCCCGAGTGCGAAGGCCTCGGTTAGGAGCTCTTCCCAACGCGCGGCGTCCGACTCGTTTTCGGAGGGGGGGCCTGGCCCACCTCCGCCGGCTTCTGCTGCTGTTCGCCGCCGTAGACGATCTGCGAGCCGGCCGCGATGACCGCCTCGAGGCACGGCACCAGGAGGCCCTTCTCCGACTGGAAGGCGAGCTCCTCGATCGCCGCGGCGTCGTCGGCCACCTGGGGGTGATGACGCCGGAGGCCGATCCTGAAGACCTCGAGCATCTGCTCCTGGGACCACTCGGCCCGAGCGGCGTCGCACTTCTCGCCGAGGGCCTTCCAGCCGCTGACGCCGAAGAGCTCTTCGAGAGCCTTGATCGCGTCGAAGCCGAACTGCAGGGTGAACGTCTCACCGTCAGCCTTCCGGACCTCGACGCGACCACGGAGCTTGTTCGTCGCCATCAGATGAACGTCACCATGCCCGAGGGCGTGAGCGTCGCCTCGACCTGCTTCGGACCGTTCAGCGGGGTCGTCCCCTTCCAGCGGCTCATGAAGCCGCGGACCTGCAGCGTCTTCGTGGCGTTGGGGTAGACGTACCGCCAGTTGCCGATGCGCCGAGCCCGGACGTCGGCGAGCATGCCCGTCAGCTCGTCCTGCGTCATGTTCGTCTCGAGCAGGTTGCCCTTGATCGGGATGTCGCCGGTGTCCGTCATCCCGGGGATGCGCTCCTTGTGGGCGCCGGGGCTCTGGTGGTGGCTCGCCTCGTGCTTGTCCGTCGAGAACTCGGGCGGGTTGACGTCGTTGATCTCCACGATGTCCGTGAAGACCTCCGGCACGGCGCCGTTGCCGCGCTGCAGCTTCGCTCCGAACCCGATCTCGACCTGGGTTTCCGCCATGACTCTGCCTCCCTAACCCTTCTGGCCGAGGGCCGCTTAGGCCGACGCGCCGACGACGATGACCTTGTAGGTGACGGAGGTGCCCGCGGCGCTGTTCGTGACGACCAGCAGATCGCCCGTGCCCGCGGTCACCAGGATCCCGGCACCCGGAGCGACCCAGACGAACAGGCCGCCCGGCTTCACCTTCACGTGGCTCGAGGCCGTGGGGAACAGCGTCACCAGCCCGTTGGCCGCGCCGACGCCGACGTGGACGTCGTTCACGTTCGCGTCGTTCGCCTGAACGATGAGGGCCTTGATGCGGGCGAAAGAGAGCACCGATCCGAAGGCATCCGTGAGAACTCCGGAGAGATCGAGGTTCTCCGTGGCCGACGCAGCCAGCGTCCGCTCGTCGGCGAAGACGCCGTCGACGCCGGCGGTGCCCACGCCGTTCGGCAGGGTGTAGTCCTTGATGACCTTCTGCGGGACGTCCCCCTGCCCGAGGTCGAACACGGACTGCAGGAGCGCCTGGAAGTCCACACGGATCCGGCTGGTCACGGCCATTTCAGTCCTCCTTGAACCAAGTCAGCACGTCGAATGCGGAGCGATACAGCTCCAAGACCTCCTCGTCCTCGTAGTCGTCACGGTCGAGGGTCACGTCGATCTTCCGGAAGACGGCGGAGCCCGTGCCCAGCACAACACCGCGCGCGAGGTTGCGGTTGGCTTCCTGCAGCGCGCGCCGGATGGCGTCGCACGCCGCCTTCGCTGCCAGGTACGTCGACGCCCAGCAGTCGACTTGGATACGCGCCAGCGTCAGGCCCGAGTCGCCGGCGTGGCTGGCCACGCGGGTGCCGCCACTGATGCGCTGGTACGTGAACGCGGGGAACGTCGCGCCCTGGGGCAGGATCACCGGGTAGCCGCGATCGCCGACCAGGGCGGCCACCGCGGGTGCCGCCAGGATGAGGGCGCGCAGATCGACTTCGATCGTCACCGGTTCCCCTGCAGCTCGCGGACGAGCGCCAGCAGACCCCTCTGGATCCTCTCGGCCGCGGCCTCGCGGCCGCCGTCGAAGGTCGGACGAGCGAAGGGCCGCGCCGGCATCTTCGAGGTGCCGAACTCGACGAACTTCATCCAGTAGTGCCGCCGGCTGGGGCCGATCGTCACGCGCGTGATGCCCGCCCGCTCCTCGTCGACGGGCCGTACCTTGATGGAGTCCGCGCCATGACCGGGCGGCCGCGGCTTACCGCGATCACGAGCGCGCGGGTCCGCGCTACGCGGCGCGAGCGCCTGCATCTCCGCGGCCATCGGCTGCCCCGCCTCCATCAGCACGGCCTCGACGCGATCGGCCGGGAGGCTGCCCATGCGCTCGAGCGCTGCGATCACCTCGTCGAAGCCCTTCACGGTGGCGCCGTAGGTGATCACTCGGCCCTCGCCTGCGCCTGGATCGCGACGCCGTCCCGGCGGCCGATCGGCAGCACGCTGCGGATGTCGTAGACCCGGCCCTCGTCGACGATGCGGTGGAGGTGCGGGCTCAGCTGCAGCTGCTCGTCACGGATGCGGTAGCCCGTATCCACGTCGGCCGCGACTTGCTGCGCCGCGAAGCGCTCGCCGGCGCGCAGCGGTTCGCGCGCGCACCAGACGTTCTGACGGATCGGCACCCACTGCGGCACCACCTGGCCGGACGCGTCCCGGACCTCGATCTGCTCCTCGATCGTGATGAGTCGATCGAGCGCGCCGGCGCCGCCCTTCACGCGATCATCCTCGCGGCCCGGAACCGGCGGAGCAGCCGCTCGAAGGTGTTGGGGTTGGGAGAGACGATCGTGCCGACCGTCGACTCCTCGCGGCGCTCGTAGAGCTCGCTGATCCGGATGAACATCGCCGACCGGATCGCCTTCGGCAGCGCGGCCGGCCCACCGTAGCCGCAGTTGAAATCGATCGATACGGCCCCGGGCTGGCATGCCGTCGACGGGTACCGCTTCCCCACCTTCGGGAAGAGGCAGCCGTTCGGCGCCTCCGGACCCGCCGGCGCGAGCACGGAGTACTCCGAGCTCGCCCAGGTCTGCGTGACGCCGGCGGCGTCCAGATACGTCACGCTCGTGACCGCCAGGAGCGGCGGCTTCGGCAGCTCGATCGACTCCGTGCCGCAGGGGAACCGATCGAGGTAGTACCGCCAGGTCTGCGTGAGGAAAGCCCGCCAGGTGTAGAGCTCCGCGTCCTCACGCGCCGATACGATGTGCCCGGTGATGAGGTCGTCCTCGAGCGAGTGCTGCACGCGGAGGTGCTTCTTCGCTTCGAGCAGCTCGATCGGCTCGGCCCCTGGCGGGGTGATCAGCGAGATCATCAGCCGCGGGTCCGTACCCGCTTCTTCTCGCTGGCGATCTCGGGCGGGAGCTCGGGGGCGCAGGCCGTCGGCTCGAGCTCAGGGGGCAGCGCGGGAGCGGCGGCCATCGGCAAGTCGACGTCCGCGCGCATCCAGCCGCCGCGGATACCGGCCTCGGCCTGACTGGTGGGCACGTCGAGAACCTGGCCGTCGCGGGGCCCGGCCGTGAAGACGACGCGCATCTACTTCTTGCCTCGCTGCGCTGCCGGCTTCGCTGCCGGGGGCGCCTGCGGCGGTACGGGCGGTACGGGCGGTACGGGTGCCACGGCGGGGGCAACCTCGGCGGGGGCCGGTGCCGCGGGCTTCGAAGGCTTCTTGGCCGGCTCCTCGGTGGCCGACTCCTCCACGACCTCTTCGCCGTAGCCGCCCTTGATCAGATCGCGGCCCTCGGCCTCCAGCACCTCCACGACGCCGCCGGCGTAGCAGCGCTGCGTCCCGCTGGCGTACGTGCTCTTCATGCGAACCTTCATGGCGACCTCCAGAAAGCCGGCGCCCTGTGTGAGAGCGACGCCGGCGACGCGCTTGTCGAATGAGGGCCTAGGCCACGCCCTCGTCGGGCGAGACCTTCACCTTGCTGGCGGCGAGGGTCGTAACGTCCTGCGCCGTCGGCCGCTTGACGCCTCGGTACCGGATCGCCAGGACGCCGTCGATGACGGCGTTCGCCGTCCCGCGGTCGACGACGCAGTTCACGTAGCGCTCCTGGGGTCGGTACAGGTCCAGCGCCAGGGCCTTGTTGCTGTCGGCGTCCGCGAGGGGTCCGGTGCGCGTGCCAGCCAGGTCGGCCGCGTCCGCCATATTCGAGGCCTGTCCCTGGCGTGCGTAGATCGACGTGACCTGCGTCGCCGTGAGGGCCCCGAAGAGCGCCACGAACATCACGCCGTCCCAGCGCTGCATGTCCACCGTGGTGGTGGTCTGGTCCGTGGTGCCCGCGGCGACCGCGTTCATGACGCGGTCGATCCGGACTTCGCTGAGGAGGTCTTCCTGCATGCTCTTCTCCGTTCCTTTTCGCTGGGCTCGCGCCTAGCTCGTCTTCATCCGGACGAAGGCCTCGGGCAGCACGGGCGCGCCGTCACCCTCGTAGCGGAGGATGTAGCCGTCCTGGTTCTGCTCGGCGTAGAGCTGGTCGATGACCTCGATGCCCATGTCGAGGGAGTCGACGACCCAGTAGCCGGCCTGCCAGTTGGCGAGGATCGCCACGTACTGGCCGGTCGTGAACGTGTTCGGGACGTACTCCGACACGTCGTAGGGCTGCTCGAGGATCGTGTCCGGCGCAGCGCCGGTCAGACCGGGCTGCCAGATGTACTGCCCCTGCGCGTCCTTCAGCTTCCGGACGCGCTTGAGACCGAAGCGGTGGAAGGCCCAACGGGCGCCGGGCCAGTACGCCTGCTTGAGCTCGTACTTCCCGTCCATCAGTCCATCGGCCGTGAAGTCGGTGGCGCTGCCGGTCACGACGTCGCGGCTCGTGGGGACGCCGTCGTTGCTCGGCACGAAAACGCCCAGCGGCTTCTGCGCGCCATCACCCAGGAGGTAGGCCTTCTCCTTGGTGATGCCGGTCTTGTACTCCAGGCGCTGCCGCACCATCCCGTCCATCGGGATGGCCGAGACGCGCTTCAAGGTCTTGCTGACCTTGATGCGTTTCGCCAGGGGGTGCGGCCGCAGCTCCCGCGTGCCGAACGACATGGTCCCCTGCTGACCGGTCGCGAGCTCGGACGTCCAGTCGTCGTCCTCGACATCGCTGTCGAGGGTCGGGACGCCCAGGCTCGAGGGCTCGAGCAGCCGGAACTTCCTCGCGTACTTGAGGACGAAGACCGCGTCGTCGACGTTCTTCAGCAGCTCGCCGATGAACTGCATCGGCGGACGGAGGGCGCCACCCTTGGTGAAGAGGTCCGCCTGCAGAACGTTGCGGAGGTTCGTGTCGCTCACGCCGGCGAGGTGCGCCTGCATGCCCTGGTTCCCTCCTTCGAGGAAGGACCGGAACAGCTCCAGGAAGGGGGTGCTCGAACGCGTGCGGGCGCCGAAGGCGTTGTTCTGGTAGGCGCGCGTCACGGCTGCGCGCAGCTCCGTCGGCCAGGACTCGAGGATCTCGCCCGCGATCACCCCGGAGCGCGTCTGGTCGCCGCCGCCGCTGCCCGAACCCGTCTGGATGCCACCGCCCGACGCCGAGTTCAACTGCCCCTCGAGCTCGGCCACGCGAGCGCGGCGCTGCGTGTCCTTCTCGTCGGCGTCGATCTCGGCGCGGATCTTCTCCTGCTCGCCTTCGAGGTCGTCCCAGGTCTTGGACTCCTCGGGCGTCAGGCTCCGCTTTTCGCTGTCGGCCTTGTCCGTCAGCGTGCGCATCTGCTGAACGAGCTGGCCGCGCTTGAGGCGCTTCTCCTTCAGGTCCATCGACTCCTCCATGTGCGGGCCGGCGAGTCGCTGGAAATAGAAAAGGCGCGAGCCGCCGGCACCTTGGGTTGGTGCCAAACGGGCCTCGCGCCTTCGTCGGAAGGCTGGCAGCTCCGTGGCGCGACCACCGGATAGCGTCGGCTCCAGCCCCACCGGGGCGTGGTCGCGCGCCGAACGCCAAAAGATTAGCGATCCTGCTGTTGTGTTGTCAAGGAAATTTCCGCCAGTCGAGTCCGTTCGCGTCGCGTGTCGCCGGGGCCGGAGCGATAGACCTCCTGGACGTCGGCCGGCTCACCGAGGGTGGGCGCCAAGCCGGCCCATGCGACCGGGTAGCTCAGGAACTTCCCCGAGCGGCGGACGACGACGGACGAGTCGAAGGTCGCGACCATGTCCCAGTACTCCGTGCCCGGGCCCCACGGCTCACCCAGCTGACGACGGAGCGCCGCGCGCACGGCGTCCTGCCGCTGCTCGAAGCTCACCTCGCCGACCTCGTTCATGGCGCGCTGCATGGAGAGCCAGTCGTCGATCGCGTCGAGCGAACGAACAGACACGACGGTCTCCGGATACGCCGGCCGGTGCGTGGGCGAGATGTCGACCAAGCCCATGATCTCGTGCACCGTCCGGACGGCCGCGGTCCCGTCGCGGTGGAACGTGTCCCGAGACTTCTGCCATCCGAACGAAACGCCGCGCACGGTGCCGCGTCGAATCAGGGTTGCGACATCGCGGCCGTCCGAAGTGTCCGGGAGGTCGAGCTCGAAGGCGAGCCCGTGCGCGTCCTCGCGCAAACGCAGAGAACCGTCGCCCGTGCTCCCGAGCGGCATCGTGTTCTGGGGCATCGCGCCGCCGGCGAGGCCGTGGTTCCAGTAGGCGAAGATGTTCTGCCCGCCCGCCAGCGTGTTCGTGAAGGCGCCCGGCATCAGACGCTCGCGGAACCGGCGCGCCGGCGGGCCCATCTCTTCGCTCAAGCTGTTGAAGACGGCCGCGTAGCCGGACAGCGTACCGACCCCCGTCGCTGCGCCTTCGGGCGCCAGGAACCGCACCTCGCCCAGATGGCACCGTCGTTCGATCTCGCTCATCTCCCCTCCGATCAAGCGGCCGCTGCCGCCTGCGATTTCACGTGCGCGGCCGCGCGCCCGACCTCGGCCGGCGCCAGCTCGGCCGCCCTGCTCGCCACCCACCGCACGGCCAGCGCCGTGGCCGCCGCCGCGGCGTCGATCGGCGTTGCCCTGATCGTGGCGCCCAGCTCCTCGAAGGCCCTAGTCGTGTAAACGCGCGCCGCATTCGCCGCGTATTCCTCGGCTCGGTGCGGCAGGACGTTCACGCCGAGGGCGAGGCCCAGTGCGCGCGCCTGGCGCGCAAGCACCGTCCGCACGTCGGCCTGGTGCGACTCGTAGAACTCGGCGGCCCAGGCCTCGAAGTTCTTGAGGCCATGCGGCTCGAGCACCTTCTTGACCTGTCGCGTGATGGCGTTGGCTTCCTTGCGCACGAGGCGGTCGAGCTCGCCCTCGAAGACCTGGACGAACGCTGCGCGCGCGGCCTCGTCGGGATCCGGCTCCTCGTCATCAGCCACAGGCAACGCCGGCGGCGTCGACGGCGGCGCCGGCCGTGGCCGCGGCTGCGAGAGGTTGCGCGCGTCCATCATGTTCGAGGGCACCAGGTAGACCTTGCCCAGGCCGTCGGGCAACGGGTTCTCGTCCTCGATCTCGAGGACGTCGTCCGCGGACCGCCAGCCCCACTGGCGCCCGATCGCGTGCGCCTCGTAGCGGGTCTTGAGGTCGCCGCGGCTGAGCGCGTCGATCTTGAACTTCGGGTAGAACCGCGCGCGCTCCTCTTCGCTCATGAGGCGCATCCGGATGGCGCGCTCCCACCGGACGGCGTCCGGGCGAATGCTGTCCGTCACGTACTCGATGCCCTGGTGCTCGATGTTCGAGAACGTGGCGTGCTCGAGGTGCTGGATTTTGTGCAGGGGCACGCGCCAGATGCGGGCGTAGTCCGTGTTCTGATAGTTGCGGCTCTGCAGGTACTGCGCGTGGTCGTTCTGCAGTCCTACCTGGTGGAGCTTCGCGCCTTCCTCGAGGATGGGCCAGATGTGCGCGCTCGCAAGGCCGCCGGAGGAGCGCTTCTTCATCCAGGCCTCGAGGCGCCCCCATGCCTGTTCGGACAGTCCATTCGGGACCTCGACCACCTGGCCGGGATCGCCGCCTCGGCCGAAGAAGGACGCACCGTGCTTCTCGAGCGCGATGCCCAGGCCGATCGCCTCGAAATGCAGATCCAGCGGCGACATGCCGACCAAGCCGTCCGATGAGATGCCGCGAACGTGAAACACCTCGTTCGGGGAGAGCGGAACCCAGTTCCCGTACTCGGACGTCTGCCCGTCAGGCAGCGTGACGAAATACACCACCTTGCCGCGGGAATGGGGTGGATCCTCCGGCAGGCGTACACGAAGCGGTCGCACCAGGTCGGGATGCAGCGGCCACAGCTCGAGTGGTTGGCCACCCTCGCTCCAGACGATCCGCGCGTACCCGTTGCCGCGGAAGTTGAGATGCCAGGTCAGCATCTCGACGAACTCGCCGCCGTGCTGCTCTGGGTTCGGCTGTTCGAAGAGGTCCCACAGATGGAAGTCGCGGGCCTCACGCCGCGTGCCGTCCTCCCTGCGCTCGATGAACTTGAGGGGCAGGCTCGCCAGGTCCTCGCTCCGGACCCGGACGCATGCGTAGACGCCCGCCACGCCTGCAGCCGTCCGTTCGGTGACGAGCTCGAGGGACGACGTGAACACTCCGCCCAGCCACTTGAGGAACCACTTCGCCGGGTCCT